AATGACTTTCCAGAGTTTTACGCGGAGTACAGTATTGATGATCTAGGGATATTCATGGACAAACTGCCGGTCGCCTTTTTGCCAATCATTAAGGCCGACATTGAGCAGCGAGGCATGATTCACCCGATCATCATTTTCAGTCCTTACGAGCAGTACCAGACCGACCCGAATCCGGTGCTGCCCGCAAAGACAAGTTGGAGGCGAGAGATACTGCGGGTGTACATGGGACACAAAAGGGTGTGGGTAGCAAGGGAGTTAGGTTACTCGCACATTTCTGCGTACCATGTACGGACGGACAAGCAGGCCCGAGCGTTATGCGGGCATACGACGATTAGAGAGTTTTGCCCAAATTGAGGATTTAATCATGGCCCACTTTGCCAGAATTGACGAAAACAACGTGGTTCAGCAGGTCATCGTTGTCGCTAACAAGGACACGGCTGACGCTGACGGCAACGAACTGGAAAGCATCGGCGTGGCGTTCTGCCAGAAGCTGCTCGGCGGCAACTGGAAGCAGACGAGCTACAACGGCAACATCCGCAAGCACTACGCCGGGATCGGCTACACCTACGATGCCGCGCTGGATGCGTTCATCCCGCCGCAGCCGTATCCGTCATGGACGCTTGATGCCGACTGCAACTGGCAGGCTCCGGTGCCAATGCCCGCTGACGCTGGTACGGGCGAACCGCCCAAGATGTATTCGTGGGACGAGGCCACGCAGTCGTGGGTTGTCGTTGAGGGTATGCCGTGACATCGGTGCAGGAGCTAGAAGTGACCGTCACTAGTCACATTGATGTTTGTGCAGTCCGATATGAGGCCATTCACGCTCGGCTGAAGCGTCTTGAGCGATTGGTTATTTCTGTCGGCGGCACGGTCATCCTTGTGCTGATTGGTGCGCTTGGCAGCATGGCCGTGATGTTGGTGGACGCGATTAAATGAGCGAGGACATTGAACTGCTAAAAGTGCAAATCAAGGCCGAGTTACAGCGCCTTGAAGCTAACAGCAGCGCCAAGGATGTTGCGGGCAAGGCCATTGGTAAAGACGGCCTCAAATACATCACCGCCATTGTGGTGATTGGCGTGTTATCCAGCCTTGCACTAGATAGCAACAAAATCGCCGCTGTGATGGGCTTGCTTGGTGCCTCGCTGACCGCCCTAATCTCTATGCTGGCGTCTATTGCTGGCACCGTAGAAAAGGAAGAAAAGCCCGAGTTTGAGGTGATTAAGGAACTCATCAGCAAACTTGACCGGCTTGACCGCAAGGAACAGCCGATGCGGGTAGACGTAGAGGGCGACCACGTAACCGTGACCAAAGGCGATGATGTTGTGAGGGCAAGCAAGTGAACATGCAGAAAATTGTAGATCTGCTGTTCCCGGTCTTGCTTGCTGCCGTGGCTTGGCTTTTGGGTGAAATTACCTCGTTCCAGAACCGCTTGATTGCTATTGAATCCAAGATACCGATTCTAATAACGAACGAAGGCGTCATCATTGATAGCCCGCAATCTGCGGCGGCACGGCAAGAACTAAAAGACGATTTAATGCAGGACATCCATGACTTGCAGGTGCGGGTCAAGTTGATGGAGGAGCGCGGCAAATGATGACCATGATCAGTACCTTCCTCTCGTTCCTTGCGGGCGGATTACCGAAGATTTTGTCGATCTTCCAAGACCGGCAGGATAAGAAGCATGAGTTGGCCCTCGTCGCTGCTCAGAAGGAGCGGGAACTAGCTCTCGCTGAACGCGGCTTCATTGCTCAGGCACGGGTCGAAGAGATTAAGTTGGAACAGATCCAGACGCAGACTGCTGCCGAAGAGCGTCAGGCGTTGTACGAACATGACATGAAGATTGGTGAGGGTGCGTCCCAGTGGATGATCAACCTTCGTGCCAGTGTGCGTCCGGTGGTCACCTACATTTTTGTGCTGGAGTTGGTTGCGCTAAACATCGCAGGCGTCTGGTACGCCTACACAACGGGCATCCCGTTCGCGATTGCGATGGAGAACGTGTTTAGCGACGATGAAATGTTGATTCTCTCCTCGATAATTGCATTTTGGTTTGGTACGCAAGCTTTTAACAAGAAATGAGCGTCGTTTACTGGATAAGGCTTGAAGAGCATTTTGATATGAACTCTGATGGATACATCGGGGTTGCAATTGATTTAGATAGTAGGCTTATCCGACATCGTTCAATTACTTCGCGTAATGATTGCCATTTTGGAAGAGCAATTAGATACCACGGTTGGAAGAATTTGCTATGCGATGTAATCTTTTGCGGGACAGACGAAGAGTGTTATGCCCTAGAAACTAAGTTACGCCCAGAGTTCCAGATTGGCTGGAACGAGGCTATTGGCGGCTGCGGCGGAGATAGAAGTGAGTATATTGATTACGCTGCTAGGGCAAAACCGATAGGCAATAAAAACCCTAGATACGGGCAGGAAAATCCGTTTTTTGGCAAGTCACACACAACCAAGACTAGGCAAACTCAGGCTATTGCTAGATCGCAATCGGTTATCCGCACACCAGACGGTATATTTTTTGGGTTTAATTCATTAGCAAGACATTTAAAGGTGCATAAGGCTACGGCGAAAAACATTGCTATTAGGCAGGGGTGGAAAATTGAAAACAAGCCCTCGCTGTATTGAAATGATTAAACATCATGAAGGTTTGCGTATGCGACCTTACCAATGTCCGGCATTAATCTGGAGCATCGGCGTTGGCCATGTGATCGACCCTACCCATGCGGCAGTAAAGTATGAGGAGCGCAAGAATCTACCGATACCCGATGGCTGGGATCGCCAACTCACGATGGGAGAGGTGGACGCTATCCTTGCTCAAGACCTTGCGCGGTTTGAGCGCGGCGTGGCCCGACTTTGCCCTGCTGCTGTTAATAGCCAAGGCCAATTTGACGCTCTGGTGAGCTTTGCCTTTAACGTCGGACTCGGCAATCTGCAACGTAGTTCGCTGCGGATGAAGATCAATCGGGGCGAGTTTGAGGAAGCTGCCGAAGAGTTTATGAAATGGACCAAAGCGGGGGGTCGAGTCCTGCCGGGATTGGTCAAGCGTCGGCTGGATGAGCAGAGGCTGTATTTATCGTAAATAGGGTATGATTGTGCCCAAATAGTCTTGCCCGACTGGTAAGACGCGGGACTTAGGAGAGGTATATGCCTGCGTCGATGACATTTACCAGTTTGCAGTCCGATATCCGGAACTACCTTGAACGCGGTGGGGCAACCGACCCTATTGTGTTTGAGCAGATTCCCCGGCTGATTACGCTGGCCGAGCGGCGGATTGCCCGTGAGCTGAAGATTCAGGGATTCCAGCAAGTCGTCAATACGACGCTTCAGGCAGGTGTAGCGGTTTACCCGAAGCCGGATCGGTGGCGCGATACCATCAGCATCAACATTGGCACCGGTAACAACAACAACACGCATACGGCGGTTTTTGCGCGATCTTACGAGTACATCCGGCAGTATTGGCCGAACGAGACGCAGACCAGCCAGCCGCTCTTTTACGCGGATTACAACTACAACTTCTGGATTTTCGGCCCGACACCGGACGAAGCCTATCCGATGGAAGTGCTGTATTACGAACTGCCGCCGTTGCTGGATGACACGAACCAGACAAATTGGCTGTCGGAGTATGCGCCGAATCTGTTGTTGTACGGGTCGCTGGTGGAAGCCACGCCCTTTGTGAAAGACGATCAGCGCGTGCAGTTGTGGCAGTCCTATTATGACCGGGCGCTGGCTGCGCTGAATGGCGAGGATCTCCAGAAGATCGTTGACCGGTCTACGAATCGCCGGGAGGCATGACAGTGACAACGTACACACAAGTTTTCGGTGGCAGCAACATTTATCCGAGCGAGGTTTCGTATCGGTACGTTTCGCTGACCGTAAGTCAGGTGTTGGATTGGCCCTTAGAGACTGCGCCGACCAACAATATTGCTGCATCTATCATGGATGTGAACGCCACGACGGCGGGCCTGACGATTGACATGCCGAATGCTACCGAAGCGGCTACTGGCCAGACGGTGCTCTTTAACAACGTCGGCTCCAATACGTTTACGGTTCGCACGAGTACTGGCACACAGATTTGCGCTCCGCAGTCCGGTACGACGTTTCAGGTTTATTTAACGAGCAACAGCACGGCTGCGGGTACGTGGCGCTCATTCCAATATGGCGCTTCCGCTTCGGCTACGAATGCTTCTGCTTTGGCGGGGTTGGGCATCAAAGCGATTGCCACGACACTGAACCAGTCAATTGAAGTAGCGTCCTTCAGCACGAACTACACGGCGGGCACCAGTGATCGCTCTAAGGCGTACATTTGGACGGGTGGTGCAGGCACACTTTTCCTTTCGTCTGCACCGTCGCTGGGGAACGATTGGTTCTTGCAAGTGCGTAATGGCGGCACGGGCGATTTGACGGTTGACCCAAATAGCTCTGAGAACATCAACGGCGCGGCTACGCTTACTTTGTCGCCGGGTGATTCGTGCATCATTGTTACAGATGGTGTGCAGTTCTGGACGATTGGTTTCGGTCAGGCTGCGGTATATGCCTTTAGTGTTCTTTCAATTGATATCGCAGGTAGCGGTAATTACACGCTGTCAATCGCGGAGTTGAACAAAACGGCGTACATCTTTACCGGCACGCTCACGGGAAATCGCGACATCATTGTGCCGACAACTGTGCAACAGTATTGGATCAGCAACCAAACCAGCGGGTCATATACGCTTGGTATCAAGACGGCTGCGCAATCCCCGGCAACGACTGTTTCACAGGGCGCTCGTGCCATTTTGTATTGCGATGGCACCGATGTAGTGGATGCCGATACAGCAACGATTGCAATCCCAGTGACTGTGGCTCAAGGCGGTACGGGGGCGACGACGGCTTCAGGCGCAAGAACTAATTTGGGCGCTACGGCTATTGGCGATGCGGTGTTTACTGCGGCTAATACCACGGCTGCGCAAATTGCGCTGGGTCTTGACCCGATTGAGGGTGGGTCGTACTGATGCCTTTGCAGCCGATCATTATTCGTCCGCAGCCCGGAATCAAGCGGGACGGTACGAAGTTTGAAGGTAACTTTTATGTTGACGGGCAGTGGTGTCGGTTTCAACGCGGGTTGCCGAGAAAGATGGGTGGCTATCGTGCGCTGCAAGATCGTTTGGATGGCATTGCGCGTGGCATGCACATTCACAACCACAATGGATTTACATATGTCCATGTGGGAACTTCGGACGGCGTATTCCGCTTTCGATTAAACCAAAATGGCGCGAGCAGTATTGTCACGAATCGAACTGACGGTGGTTACGTTAGCAACGCCAATGCAAATTGGATTTTTGATGTAGCGTATAACACCACGACTGACCAGAACGAAATACTGGCGCATGTGGCGTATGACATCGAAGACATATCGTCTGACGCTAATGGTGCGCTCTATCGCGGCTTTGACAATGGCACTGCGCCGCTTACTTTAGAACCTGATGTCACGGTATCGGGTGGTATTGTCGCCTTGGCTCCGTATGTCTTTGCGTATGGCTCGGACGGCTTTGTGCAGTGGAGCAGAGCGGGATATACGGACGATTGGACAAGCGGCGATGCCGGTGAAGCTCGGGTCACTAGCCAGAAGATCGTCAAAGGGTTACCCCTTAGAGCCGGTGCGGGCAATGCGCCGTCTGGACTTTTTTGGTCATTGGATTCAGTGGTACGCGCCAGTTATGTAGGTGGGGCATCGGTATTCAACTTTGACACCATTACCTCGCAGTCGAGCATTCTCTCTGGGAAGAGTGTGATTGAGTACGACGGTTTGTATTTCTGGTGCGGCGTAGACCGCTTCTTGATGTTCAACGGTGTTGTGCGCGAAGTGCCGAATCAGCTCAACTTGAACTGGTTCTACGACAACCTGAACTACGCCCAGCGACAAAAAGTCTTTGCGTTCAAGGTGCCGCGTTGGGGTGAGATTTGGTGGTGTTACCCGCGTGGTAGCGCGACTGAGTGCACACATGCGGTGATCTACAACGTGCGTGAGGAGACTTGGTACGACACTGTGTTGCCCAATAGCGGGCGCTCTGCGGGTCAGTATGCGCAGGTGTTTAACTCGCCGCTCGTGATTGGGGTTATTGATACCGAGACGGTGCAGTTCCGTGGCGTGCAAAATACGGAGCTTCGGGTAACGGAAGACGATCAACCACGAATCATCAACGACCCCAAGGGTTATGTGGTGTGGCAGCATGAATACGGCACAGATGAAATCAATGGCGACCAGATTCGCCCGGTGCAGTCGTTTTTTGAAACGGCGGACATGTCGCTGGTTGCGGCGGAGCAGCCGCAGAATATGGCGCTACGGATTGAATATCTGGAGCCGGATTTCGTCCAAGCGGGGGACATGACGGTTCAGGTCACGGGCCGTGCTAATGCCAAGGCAGCGGATGTCACAAGCGACCCGCAGACGATTTATGCCACGCCGACCGAGCGCCAGCAGCAGTTGGTGTATTTCCGCGAGATTCGACGCGAGATGCGTTTGCGATTTGAAAGCAACACCATTGGCGGCAACTATCAAATGGGGCAAGTGATTGCGCATGTCGAACCGGCAACGGGCACGATCTTGGGAGAGAACCCATGAGTCTTTTGACAGACCCGCGCTATCACAAGTTGAAGGACTGGGCGGACTTTACGGTATTTGATCTTGAGAAATATGGTCCGATTGCGCGTTTGGAGAAAGAAACCGAATGGCAGAATTGGGCTGCGGGCATTATTGGAATCAATGGCATTTCTCAACAGAATCCGCCGTCGCCGTACCAGTATGACAATTGGCGTGATTGGGCTTCTCGTTTCTACCAAGTTTTGGATTAGGTGAGCCATGGCTAGTTACTACACTTATGGTGAAATGCCAAATGCGGAAGAGACGGTCTACGGACCTCTTTCTCAAGGCTTTGCTAACGGCGGTGGCGTTGAGTTTAGCTTGCCCGCTGACGAAGACGAGTTGTTAGAAGATGAGGACCGTGAATTCACCCAGCCGACTTATGAAGAAGAGAAGATAGCGGAACTTACGCAGCCTCAAGAGTCACCGCTGTCTTATACGGTTCCGGGGGCAACGCTGCCGGTAGATGTGTCGTCGATGGACTTTGACGCTGGCCAAAAAGCGATGGCGTTGATGTCATTGGTGGACCCGGCTGCGCTTAAAGCCATGAACTTTCAAGTGGGTGATGCGGCGTTCGGTGGCGGCGCTCCGGTAACTATTCGGTCAGATACTCGTGCGGGACTTGGTAGCGCGGGATCTTTTTACGAAGAAGGCGCTTTAGAAGCTTTTAAGAAAGCGGCCAAAGATCCGACTCAAGGGATTTTTAAGTCGGGTTTTGATGCGCTTGCCGGTGAGCCGGGAATAGCAGAAGCCATTGCTGCTAAGACTGAACGCGACCTTGGCGCGCTTTCTAAGGTGGAAGCTGATTATGCCGTGATGAAACCTTTGAGTGATTTGCTCAAAGCAAACAAGTTCCAAGAAGCTTTTGCCTTTGCAAAAGAAAACAATGCCGTTGATAAGTTGATGGACACTAGGACTCTTCAGGAACTTCGTCCTGCTTTCAGTCCTCAAGAAATGCGCGACTTTTTTGCAGCAGTTCCGTCGGATTACGCGGGCGGCAAGTTTGACTTTAAGCCCGATATTGGCGTGCTTGAAAGCATGGACCCTTATGGTACCGGCACTCTGATGGAGTCGGGCTATCCTGATCCGACTCGCGCTTTCAAACGCAAAGATGACAAGACTGTAGAAACGCTTGCCAAAATTGCTGCTGTGGCCATGTTGGCTGCGGGCGTTGCTCCGTTATTTACGGCTGGAGCTGGTGCGGGGGCTGGTGCGGGAGCCGGAGCTGGTGCTGCTGGTGGGGCGGGTGCTGCTGGAGCTGGAGCTGCGGGAGCTGCGGGGGCGGCAGGCGCTGCGGGAGCTGCTGGTGCTGGCGGAGCATTAGCAGCAAGTGTAATCCCAGAAATTGTTATTACCGCAACAAAACTTGGCCTAACTATTCCGCAAGCTGCTGCATTGGTTGGGGCAACTGGATTAGTTGGCGGCGCTTTAACAAGTGGGGCAGCAGCTCCTGTTACTACGCCTACGGCTCCATCTGCGCCTACCACGCCAGAACCTCCGCTTGAAGAGGTAGTTGTTACTGGCGCTAAACCCGTTGCTCCTCCGCTTGGTGGAGTAGCTGCTCCTGTTGCTGGAGCACTTCCGGGCGCTCAGCCTACTGCTCCTCAAGAG